CACGTACAAGAAGGGCGCCGCGCAGGAGGACATCGACGGCCTCGTGAACGTGCTCGACGGCATGAGCACGAACGGCGTCGCCACCGTGCCGGACTCTGTCACCGTCGACGTGAAATGGGCGCCGCACTCGTCCACGAAGTCGACGCACGAGGTCCTGTTCCAGACCATCGGCAGCGAGATGTCGAAGGCCGTCCTCGGGCAGACCGAGACGACGGAGGCGTCGCAGTCGAGCGGGCTCGCGCAGGCGAAGGTGCACCAGAGCGTCCGAGGCGATCTCCTCGAGGCGCGCGCGCGGTGCATCGCTGCCGAGCTCACGCGCGACGTGCTCGCGCCGATGATCCTCCTGAACTTCGGCGACAGCGCCGTTGTCCCCGAGTTCCAGTTCGTCACGCAGGACAAGCAGGACTTCAAGGCGTTCGCCGACGGCGTGAAGTCGCTGAAAGAGGCGGGGACGAAGATCCCTCAGGCGTGGGTGCGCGAGCAGGCGGGCATCCCCGAGCCGCAGGACGGCGAGGAGCTCCTCGGCGATCCGGAGATCCCGGTCGACGTCGAAGAGCCCGCGGCTCCGACGAACGCACCGCCGCCGGCTACCGCGCCGGACGGCGAGGAAGGCACATGACCCCATGCACGAAGAGATGGTGGCGCGATCGCATGGTCTGCACGTGCGAGCGGTGCGCACGGACGCGCGCGAGGCGACCTTCATCGCGTCCACCGACGCGATCGACTCCTACGACGAGATCGTCGAGCAGTCCTGGCGCCTCGAGCGGTTCGTCTCGAACCCGGTGATCCTGTACGCGCACCAGTCGCGCGAGCTCCCGATCGGGACCGCGAGCGACGTGAAGGTCGTCGGCGGGCAGCTCGAGTGCACGATCCGCTTCCTCACCGAGGACAAGAACCCGCGCGCCGAGCAGGTCTGGAAGATGGTGCGCGACGGCGAGCTCCGCGCCGTGTCGGTGGGCTTCGTCCCGCACACGTACCGCTGGGAGAAGCGAGCCGACCGCGAGGTGCTGGTGCTCGGAGACAACGAGCTCCTCGAGATCTCGGTCGTGCCGATCCCGGCGAACCCGGAGGCGCTCGCGAAGGCACGCGCGAAAGCGATCGCCGAGGCCAAGGAGAACAGGGACCACGTTGCGGCGACTGCCGCCGAGGAGAAGAGCATGGAGATCGAACAGCTCAAGGCGCTCGTCGCCGAGCGGGACGCCGCGCTGAGCGAGGCGCAGGAGAAGCTCGCCGCGAGCGAGCGGGACGGTGCGGAGGCGAAGGCCGCGGCAGAGGCGCGCGAAGCCGCCCTCGTGACCGAACGTGACGCCGCGCTCGAGCGGGCTGCCGCCGCGGAGGCGAAGCTCGTCGATGCGGAGGTCGAGGCGCTGGTGGGTCTGAAGATCCTGCCGGCGGAGAAGGAGGCGATGACGGCGCTCGCCAAGAAGGACCGCGCGTCGTTCGAGGCGCTCGTCCGCGCGAGGCCGGAGCTCAAGCTCCTGACCCAGGCCGTGCCCACCCCCACGAAGGCGAGCGCGCCATCGCCGTTCGCCGATCCGTCCGAAGAACTGGCCGCACGCGCCGAACGCGCGAGCGAGTGAGGAGACTGACTCATGGCAACTCGCGCTCACAAGCAGCTCACGAACGCGCTGGTGCGGACGTACAAGGTCGGCACCGCGGTCACGAAGGGGAAACTCGTCAAGCTCGTCACCGACGACGACCACGTGACCGATGCGTCCGCCGGCGAGCAGGGGATCGGGATCGCGCTCGAGACGAAGACGACGGCGGACGCCGATGTGCAGATCGCGATGCTCGCGGGCGCCGCGATCATCCCCGTGCTGGTCGGAACCGGCGGGGCGACGCGCGGCAGCTACGCCTCCGCCGTCGCGGACGGCTTCACGAACCAGGCCGTCGGGGGCGGCACCGTCGCGAAGCACATCGCGGGGGTCTTCACGCAATCGGGCGTCGCCGGCGACTTCGTCGGCCTCCTGCCCTGTCCGATGGTCACGGCCACGGTCTGAACGGAGAACGACGATGCACTACGCCAAGAACCTGAAGCGCATCCTCAAGTCGCTCGATCCAAAGGATCGCGAGCTCGTGAAGCGCGTGAACGAGGAGATCCTCCGGACCAAGAGCCTCGCGGGGACCGTCCACAACAACGCGACCCTCACGAACCTCTCGGTCCAGTACGTGAACGAGGACTTCATCGGCGAGCAGCTGATGCCCGTCGTGGGCGTCCCGCACAAGTCGGACGACTACTACGTCTACTCGAAGCGGGACCGCCTCGAAGGCCCCGACGATCGCGTCGGCACGCGGGCTCGGCCGAACGAGGTCACCGAGAATCGGACCACGGCGACGTACTCCTGCAAGGACTACGCGCTGATGAACCACCTCGACAACGACACGCTCCGCGACCAGGACGCGCCGCTCGACGAGATGGTCGACCTCATCGAGGCCATCAACGACATCATGGCGCTCAAGCGGGAGCTCCGCATCGCGAGCATCATGACGACCGCAGCCAACTACGACGGCAACACGGCCGCGCTCGCGGGCGCCGACCAGTTCGACAACGCGTCGAATGTCTCCATCATCGAGAAGCTCCAGACGGCCGTCGCGTCGCTCTGGACCGGCGCGGGGCCGAGCGACGTCGTCGGGTTCTGCTCGCTCGACGTGTGGAACGCCATCGCGCGCAACGCGAAGATCCTGGGCCTCTTCAGCTCGGTGAAGGACGGACTCGCCGCGCCGGACCAGGTGGCGCGCTACTTCGGCATGTCGAGGATCCTCGTCGGCGCCGCCCGCAAGGACACGGCGAACGAGGGCCAGACGGCGAGCTACCAGCGCGTCTGGGGGAAGGTCTTCGGCGTCGTCCGCGTCGCGCGCAGCCAGACGATCCGGAACGCGAGCTTCGGCTACACCTTCCGGCTCAAGGGCGATCCCACCACCGACTTCTGGTACGACCCCGCGGTCGGCAAGAGCGGAGGCTGGTACTCGCGCGTCGGCGTGAGCGAGGATCACAAGATCGTCGCCGCTGACACGGGCTTCCTCTACACCTCGGCGATCGCGTGATGTCGAAGCGCAGGCCACTCGACGAGACGCCCGAGCTCGCAGAGGCGGGCGCGCCCGAGGAGCCCATCCTTCCGAAGCCTCCGACGCTGCCCGCGCAGCCGCCTCCGCCGACCGGCGTTCGCGGCCGCGTGTGGAAGCACGGCGCGCTGCACTTCAACGGCAAGGTGTACCCCGCGGGCACCGAGCTCGAGCTCCCGCCCGACGTGGCCGCGCAGCTCGGCGAGGTCTTCGTCCAGAGCTGACGTCCATGCCGTACTTCACGCAAGCGGATTTGGAGAACGCCCTCGGCGTCCAGATCGTGAAGGCGATCTTCGACGACGACGGCGACGGCGTGGCTGACGCGGCGCCAGTCGCGGCCTGCTGCGCCTACGGCTCGGCGGAGTGTGACTCCTTCCTGCGCGGGCAGTACGCCGTCACCTTCCCGATCAGCCCCGTGCCCGACGAGCTGAAGTTCGCGGCGGTCGACTTCGGATGCGCCTACGCGGCGCGCCGGAGACCAGACCTGACTCGAGCGATGGGTGAGCAGCCGTGGACGATGTTCCGGCAGGCCGCGATCGAGAAGATGAAGCAGTTCGCCGTCTCGCTCCAGCGTCTGCCTCCCAGCGTGGGCACGCCCGCCAATGTCGGCGCGCAGGTCCGCTCCGGCGAAGCGGCCCGGCCCGAATTGCCGTCGCCGCCGCGCGTCTTCGACGACATGGGCGATTTCTGATGATTCGGGTCGATTCGAGCGGCCTCGTGCGGTCGCTTCAGCGGCTCGAGGCGGAGATCCCGCGGATCGCGACGAAGGTCCTCCGCGACGCCGCCGCGCACGCGCACGCGCAGGCGAAGGCGACGCGGAGCTTCCGCGATCGAACGGGGAGGCTGCGCGCAAGCATCACGCGCGGCGAGCGCGGTCCGCTCGCCACCTTCGTGCAGGCCGGCGCGCACTACGCGGCGTACGTCGAGTTCGGGACGAGGCCGCGGGGCAACCACCCCGGCATTCGACCGCGCGGGTTCATGCGCGACGCGCGGGAGTCGGCGATGCGGTTCGTCGAGGCTGGCACTTCGAGCTCCTTCCGCTGATCCCGGCGCATGACGGACTACGAGTCGTTCCGGCACGGAGGGGTCACGTACCCGCTGCCGGCGTCGACGGCGAACACGCTCCTCAGCGACGCCGACCCGGCGCTCCACCACGCGCTCGAGTATCTGTCGGCGGCGCTCAACATCTACGTCGGCGCGCGCCTGACGGCGCAGGCTGCGCTCGAGGGGCTGGTCATCACGAGCGCCGTGGCGCAGAAGCTCCACACCGAGCCCGCGCCGTTCCTCCTCGCCGACAAGTTCACGTTCCCTGCGCTCGCCATCTACCGAAAGAGCGAGACGTACCCCGAGAAGCTCATCGCCTGGGCGCGCGACGTCGGTGAGTGGGAGCTCGCGTACATCCTGCCGCCGCTCACGCCGCGTCAGATCGACAAGCTCGCTCCCATCCTGCGTTCGGTCGCGCAGGCGCTCCGCTACGCGATCGATCAGGGCTTTCACCCCGCCTACAACGGCGGACAGCTCGTCTGGGCGGCGGCCGGGATCGAGAGCATCGCGCTCACGTCGATCCGCTACGGCGGCTACGAGCCGATCTCGGAGATCGCGAGCTACTACCGCGCGATCGTCGGCACGCTCCAGGTGGTGGAGCGGCAGGCGCCGTTCGCCGGCGACTTCGAAGGCTTCGACGGCGTCGACGCGGCGCTCGATCTGGAGAGCCCGCCGGAGCCCGTCGTCCCAGACGTCGTCGAGCTGAAGGTCGACTTCGAACCGTAACCCGAGCGCGCACGGCGCTCGGCACATGGAGAAACCTGGATGAAGCTGCGTTTCCACGCGCGGGGCACGGCGCTCGTGTCGGACTTCGACGCGCTCGACCGTCCGGTCCCGCTGCGCCGGTTCATCGGCCGTCGCTACACCGAGCTCACGCCGGGTCGATGGGGCTTCGCTCCGACCGGCGAGGCAGAAGAGGTGAACGCGCGGCCTGAGGTCATCAAGGCGGCGCGCGACGGCGAGCTGTGGCCCGCCGACGACGCGACCGCGAAGGCGTGTGGCGTGAAGTTCGATCCGAAGTTCGGCGGCGAGCTCACGCCGCTCATGCCCCCGGCTGACGGGAAGGAGAAGGCCTGATGCCCGGCGCCATCGTGCTCACCGGCTTCTCGAGCGACGATCCGGTCCCCGGCGCGTACCTCGAGATCAACTTCGCCCAGGGAGAGGCCGCCGGCAGCGGGAGCCCCATTGAGGTCCTCCTCATGGGCAACAAGCTCCCTGGCGGGAGCGCCTCCGTCGACACCGTCGTCTACGGACCGGACACGCTCGTCCCGCTGCAGACCGAGAGCGACGCTATCGCTCTCTTCGGTCCCGGCAGCGAGCTGCATCGGATGTTCCGGGCGTTCACCAAGGTGAACCAGAGCGTCACGCTGCGAGCGATCGCCGTGACCGAGTCCGCGGGCGCCAAGGCGACGGGGACCGTCACCGTGACGAACGCCGCGACGGGCAACGGCGCCGTCCGGGTGTGGGTGCAGGACGAGTTCGTCGACGTCCCCGTCACCACCGGCGACTCGGTGACGACGATCGCCACGAACATCGCCGCGGCCATCAACCAGAAGACGCACTGGGCGGTCACGGCGTCGAACGCGCTCGGCGTCGTCACGATCACGGCGAAGCAGAACGGTACGCGCGGCAACCTCCTCCGCTACGTCGCTGCGATCACGCCCGGCATCACGACGGCGGTCTCGCCCGGCACCGATTCGGCGTTCACGGGCGGCGCGACGGACGACTCGAACGCGACCGCGCTGGCGACGATCAACCCCAAGCGGTACTACTACATCGTCCCCGCAGCGGCCGACGCGACCCAGCTCGGCGCGCTCGCGGCGCAGGTGGGGACGCAGGCGGCGCCGATCACCGGCATCCGCCAGCGCATCGTCGCCGGAAGCATCGACACGCTCGCCAACGCGCAGTCGCTCGCGACGACGCTGAACAACGCGCGGGCCGAGATCGTGTGGAGCGAGAAGTCGCCCTGGACGCCGGCGGAGCTCGCTGCGAACCAGGCGGCGATCATCACCCTCTTCGAGACCAAGCCGAACCCGCGAACGAACTTCGCCGGCTTCGGACAGGACGCGACGACGAGCTCGTTTTGGCGCGTGCCCGCGGCGCGCCTCGCGACGGCGCACCCGTCGCGAACGAGCATCAAGAGCGCCCTCAACAACGGACTGTCGCCGATCGCCGTCCAGGCGAACGGCGCGACGTACCTCGTGAACCGCATCACGACGCGGTCGCTCCAGGGCGCGCAGAACGACTACCGGATCCGCAGCGCTCACAAGGTCACGATCTGCGACTTCTTCGGCGAGGACCTCCTCACCAAGACCGTCCTGCAGTTCTCAGGGAAGCGCATCGCGAACGACCCGGTGCGTGGCCAGCGGCCTCCCGGCGGCGACGTCGTCACGCCGACCATCTACAAGGGCGCCGTCTTCCGGCTCATCGACGACTACGACGCGAACGATCTCCTGCAGAACGTCGCGGAGATCAAATCGCGCACGGTCGTGCAGCGCGAGACCGTGCCCGCCACGCGGATGTCGGCGCGGATCCCGCTTCAGCCGATCGACAACGCCGAGCAGTTCGCGATCGCACTCGATCAGGTCGCGTAGCGCGCCCGCTCGACCCGAAGGGACACGACGATGGCCAACGTCCAGCTCTATACGCTCGCGTACTGCACGGTCGATGGGAAGCTCCTCACCGAGGAGGCGAGCCTCAACGTGACGCGCGCGACGAACTCGCAGGCGGTCACGACGGTCGCGAAGGGCTACGCCGGTGAGTCGCCGGGCGCGCCCACGATCGAGATCCAGGTCACGAACGCGGTCCCCGCCGCGGATTTCGAGCTCAACGCCGGACCGTTCATGAAGGCGCTCCAGGCGGTCGAGATGGGCGTCATCTGCGCCGGCAAACAGCTCGTCGCGAAGGGCTTCATCATCCAGGACTCGTTCAAGCACTCCGTGAACAGCGAGTCGAACTACGACTTCACGTTCCGCGGCGGCTTCGAGGACTTCGAGTGAGTCAGCCCGTCCCGGAGAACGTCGAGGCGAGCGAGCTCTGGCTCGCGCTCACCGTCCTGCCTCGACCCCACCGCATCGTCCCATTCCCGCGCTCGCTCCCGGGCACGGACACGCCGGTCGGCGACCTCGCCATCTGGCCCCTCACGCAGGAGGAGCAGATGGCGGCGAACGCCGAGGCGGATCGGTGGACGAAGCGCCTCCTCAAGGATCCGCAGCTCAAGGACCAGGCGAACCTCGGCTACCACCACACGTACGCGAACGAGGTGGCGATCCAGGTGCTCTGGCGCGCGTGCCGCGATCCGAAGCGCATAGAGCGAGCGGCGTTCCCGAGCCCCGCGCTCATGCGGGAGCGGCTCTCGACCGACGAGGTCGGCGTCCTGTTCAACAACTACTGCACGGTGCAGTCCGAGATCGGGCCCATCGTCGCGTACATGTCCAAGGAAGAGCGCGAAGCGTGGATCCTGCGCCTCGAGGAGGGCGGCTCGGCGTTCCCTTTCGATTCGCTCTCCTGGGAGCAGCAGAGGATCCTGGTGACTTCTATGGCGTCCCAGCTCGTCAGCTGCTGGATGGCCATGTGTTCGCTTGGATCGCCGCCCGACGTGAGCGCCTCCACCCTCGAGCGCCTGACCGAGCTCATGGGGGCGCGGGCTCAGGAGACGGGTAGCCCCGAGCCGGACGCGAAGCTGCCGAGCGAGTAGCCGTGGCGAACCCCGTCGTCATCGACTTCATCGCGCGCGGCATCCCCGACATCCAGCGGGCGCTTCGCACGGTCGAACAGGCGACCGCGGCCGCCGAGCGATCGTCGACCCGGCGCGCGCAGCAAGAGGCAACGCAGCGCCAGCGCATCGCCGACCGTGAGGCGCGGGAGAAGATCCGCGCGATGATGAAGGCGGATCAGTGGCACCGCCAGGCGCAGGACCGTGCGGCCCGCGATACGCAACGAGCCGCCACGGCGGAGACTCGGGCGCGGGAGCGCGCGGCGCGCGAGCAGATCCGCCTTGAGGAGCGCGCCGCTCGCGAGATCGCGCGCATCAAGGACCGCGCGTCCCGCGACGTTGCCCGCGCCTTCGCGCGGGAGGAGGCGGAGCGCAATCGCGCCGCCGCTCGTTGGGTCCGGCAGGAGGATCGACGGGCCTTCATCCAGTCCCGCGACGAGATGCGGAACCGTCGTCGGTTCGCCGGCGCGGTCGGAGGAGGGGCGGCGGCCGCGCTGTCGGCCGGCGCGGGGCGCATCACCGGCATCGCCGCGCAGACCGCCGGCATCGTCGGACAGCTCGCGGGAGGGTTCAGCATCGCCGACAGCGTGCAACGTGCGGTCGGGCTGAAGGGGAAGCTCGCCGACATCGCCAGCCGTGACGTCGATCCGACCGACCCGTCGAAGTCGACCCGCAAGT